TGCTTTAAAGGGGCTGTTTACTCTTACTTCGCTAATTGTTCCTCTAAGAGTGCCCGTGTTTGTTATTCTCAGGTTTTCTGTTGCGGTTTTGAACTCTGCAACTATACCAAAGTTAATATTGTTCGCTGTTATCATACAAAACTCACTACAGGAATGCCTATGGTTCCTTGTTCAAGTGTATCATCTGTTATTACTAAAGCTGATTTTCTTACTGTAACATCAGCTATCCCGGCTGGTCTTACTGCATCAAAAACAGTTTTCATTATTTCAGCTTTTGTGATTCTATCGGTTCGTAAATCAATATCATCTATACCCGATATAAAAGGAAATTTAGCTCTGAAAAACTCTTCTAAAGCAGGTTGTACAAGATCTTCTTTTGCGGGATCAGTTAATCCGGAAACTTCAATTTCATATTCCCTTATATTTATAGGATATACATTCAGCTCGCCTGTTGTCATTGGTTCACGAACTTCTAAATAATCGAATACAGCATTTACGATATCTTCATCAGGTATTCCGTTAGGGTTGCCTTCTGTTCTGTTCGATTGCACATAGATATTGCCAATATTTGGAGTAACACCAGTATATGGATATATCCTAAATGTACCGGCAACTTCAAGACCCCAAACAATATAATCTCCTTTTGCTCCGCCTCTCGGTGTTGTTGCAAAAGATTGTAGTATTTTTTCAAGATATTCCTCTGGTGTTTCTGCAGGTTCAGGCTCTGTTAATATTGCTGTTATTGTTACTTCATCTTCAACACCCAAAACCCTCTGTTGCGTAAATAGTGTAGTACCTATTTCTTTTACAAGCTCGACACCTTCGCCTACACTTCTTACTGTTCCCGTTGCTGTACCATCGACAACAACATCTTCAATCAGTAAATATACAAATTCTGTTACATCATCTACATAAGCAGTTCCGGCGGGTATTGTTCCTGTACCTGTTATTTCTATTTCATATTCTCCGGGTACTGCTGGAAAAGGATCTCTTCTTAATTTTACACGACCCCAATTTTCAAGCTGTCCGATAGAGGATTTTAAGGAACTGGTTGCAGTAAGCGGACACCCTTGTCTTGATGCTTCTTCAAGAAGTTTGTACATTAACTTTATTTCGCCTGCTATTGCAATTGAAAGAGCATCTTCGACCGCTTTTCTCAGAGGATCCCTAGAAATAGTATTATCAACTTTTTTAAGTTCGTGTATTACGCTGTTTGCAATTCTTTCTTTTATCTGAAATGTAGAGCTCAAATTATCCTCCTTTGATTATGTTAAGCAGTCCGATAAGCAGTAGCCCCAAAAAGTTTACAATACCCATGAAAAACCCTTTCTGTGCTGTATCTCTTGCATCGCTTATTTCAAGCTTAACTATTCGTTTATCGTGTTGGATATTTACTTTTTTTACATCATCTATTTTCTCACACAAATTTTTACTTTGTGCATCAAGCTTTTCACATACTGTAAAAAAACGATCATCAAGTCTTCTATCGAAGTGTTTTAACATTTGCTCTATATATTCTCTTGTAGTGATATCCATTTTACACCTCAAACAAGTATTTATACTTTTCTTTTGATCCCTCGATATTGATTATTATTTCAACAGTTTCTTTTGTGAGTATTGTTATTTCTGCTGTGAATGAGCTTGCTATTTTACGCTGTATTAACCAGTCAAGATCTTCTGCTATAGCTGATTCAAATTCGTTTAAATTGCCGCTTATTAAAGGTGCTGTTTTAAGCAGTCTTTCAAAATTTGAGTTGTATAGATCATATCCTGATTTTAACTGGAACAAATTGCCAAACCAATCATTATTATCTATCCCGGATGGCTGCCTAAAAGTGCTTGAATTAGCTTCTATGTTCCCGCCTGTAAGACTTATTAAAATAGCTGTATATAAAGATTTTTCTGTATTTATTCTTTCGCTAAGGTCAAGCTGTCCATAAGAATAATTGCTTATAAGTTTTATCATTGTTGCATAGTCCTCTCAAGCTGATAAAATCCGGATGGCTCTTTCATTTTAGCTCTTCCTGTTTGATCTTCAATTACAAGGCGTGATGTTTGTGTTTCAGTTTTTGTTATTATCTGTTCAATCTGTTCTCTTTGTACTGATGCGGATGCTGTGGCTGGTGTTTCTATACTTTGCTGTTGTGCAGGAGTGTTTTCTTCTGTACCGCCAAACCCGAAAAACCCGCCTATTTTGCCTACTACACCCGATATTTTGCCAATGATTTTATCTATTTTATCTGATATCCAGCCTGTGATTTTTTCAATTACATTTGCAACGCTGATCATTATATCATCGAATATATCTTTTACTTTTTCTCCGAAAGAAACTACTCCGTTCCACATTTTTGATAAAGCAGACCCCCAATAAGCAGTAATAATCTCCCAGTTATGATATATCAGAAAAATAGCTGATGCAACCGCAAGTATAGGAAGCAAGATACCACCTATTGCTACTGCCGCAATTCCTGCACCTATTGCTATTCCTAACATTACTGACTCAACATATATCCTTACTTTTTCCCACCAAGTTATCATTACCGCAATTACTGCAATTACCGCCAATATGCCTACCACAACCCAAACAGCAGGGTTTGCCGCCATTAACACATTAACAATACCTATTATTACCGCTAATGCTCCGGCCGCTACTGTCAACCCTACAAAAGATGCTGCAAGGATAGTAATTGTTTTTACTGCTTTAGGATTAGTTTCTATGTATTCGGACATACCGCTTGCCATTTCCTGTACTCTTTCTGTAATATCAACTATAACAGGCTTCAAACCTTCAAATATAGATAGTTTCAAGGCTTCTATAGCCGAGTTCATTATTGCTATTCTGCTTTCTGTGGTGTCTCTCATTTGTTCTGCAAAGCGTTTTGTTGTTCCTGTAACATCATACAGTTTATCGTTAAGCTCTTTTATGGAGTCTGACCCTTGTTCCATAACAGCCATCATCTTGCTTACCGCTTTTCTTCCTACCAATGTTTCAAGTGCTGCTGCTTTTTGCATTGGCCCGTATTTTTCCATAGATTTTGTAAGCTCTTGAACTATTTTGTTCATCGGTTTCATTTTTCCAGTACCGTCATCTATTTCAACACCAAGTTGTTTTAATAGTTTTTTTTGTTTGTCGGTAGGAGCCTGTAAGTTCAAGAAAATATTTCTCATAGCTGTACCAGCTTCTGATCCTTTTACAGCACCTCTTGCCATTATTGCCGTAAGTGCCGCCATTTCTTCCATATCTCTTCCTGCTGTATGAAAAACGGGGCCTGCAACTTTCATTGTTTCAAGGTAATCGTCAACCTCCATTTTTGCTGAATTAACAGCCGCCAACATTACATCACTCGATCTTGCCATATTTTTTTGCAGTTGTGCTGAGTTTTCTGTCATCATACCAAAGATTGATAGCGATGTTGCAGAAACATCCGTTGCTTTTGCCAAATCTATTGACGCTGCAGTTGCTGTGTCTGCAAGAGGCCCGATACCTGCAAGAGATTGTTCTACGCTAAAACCTGCTCCCGCCAATAGCCTCATTCCCTCTGCGGCCTCGGATGTTGTGTGCTCTGTTGTTCGACCTACTTCTTTTGCTTTCTTTTCTATTTCTTTAAAAGCCTCGCTTCCTGGTCTTGCCAAATCTCCAAATCTTATTGAAGCTTGCATTAGTGTTTTCTCAAAGCTTAACCCCAGTCTGATTGTATCTCTTATGGCTCCCTGTAAAAGATAAAGACCACCGGCAAGCCCCGCAAAAGCAAGAAACTTGCCGGCTACAGACCCGACTTTTTTTATGGAACTTCCAAGACTGGAAAACATATTGGAGATTTTGTTAGTGGTAGTTTTTGCGTTATTACCCATTTTGGAGAACATATTAGACATCATATCTATTCCCCTGAATTGTGTGCTTACCGCAAAATTAGCCACCCTTACCTCCTTTTATTGACTTTTCAATTTCCGTTTTGATATGATCCCAATAAAGAATAGAATACATATCAAGTCCATCACAATACAGCTCATCAACTTTGCAGGGTAGCTGATAGAATGTTGCGGCGATACCGCCAATTTTTGCTTGAAGCCATTGTCTCCAGTCCTGCAATTCATCAGTATCGCCTAAGCTAAATAATAAAAAACTACGATCTCATTACAAAGTGCCATATCGTTACTGTCAAGGTTCCGGATAACTCCTGCAAGCTGTCCTGTAAGGATCTCAATAAAAGCTCTTGCTTTTGCTGTGTCGGTAGAACATCTGTTAAGCTTGTCCATCTCAAAGGCTTGCATACGGGGCTTGAAAGTAAGACTGTCTGTCTGTTCGTTATCACCAAGCGGGATATTGAGTTTAACAGTCATATTGCCTTTTTCATCAATTGTTATACGACCGTCTGCAATACCTGATATCAGCGTTTCTTTTGCATCTGCATACTTTTCTTTAAGATCAACTTTTTCTTCTTTAATTTTCTTAATGTTTAACCATCTTGAAAATTCTTCCTGTGCCATTTCTCTACTGAGCATAGTTCCCTCCGTTAAGTAATTATGCTATTTGTTCCAATTTACCTACACCTGATATTGTTACAGGTGTATATCCTTCTTTTGTGTTACAATCGAGTTCATCGGTAATAGTGCCAAGTCCTCTGTAAACGCTACCGTTAATATGGCTCCAAGTAACTTCTGCAAGCTCAGGACTGTTTGCTATATCCTGCAGAAATTCAAGTCCGCCATCTCCAGGTACTGTCTCAAGGTTAGGTGTGATTTTCCACGGTTTCACTTCAAGCGATTTATGGCCGGTCTGGTTTCCGTTCATCATCATTTCAGCTTTATACCCACCTAAATCGAAAGGTACATCTTCACCGCCTTTAACTGCGAATTCTCTGGATCCAACACTTGGATGAATGATTTTTACTTCTAATGTATCACCGCTGGCCATTATTCACCTCCGAAAGAAAAACCGGTAAAACTTGTAGTGCTTGCTTTTCTCACTACACCGGTTCTCTTATAAAAAAATGTTGTGTTCATTCTCTGCGGATCTGTTCCGCTTACTGATACGCTTGTGTTTGCTTTTGCATAATCTACATCGGTGATTATAGCCTCAAATGCCAATGCTTCCCACAATCCGAAAAGTATAGCTTTCCAGTCTTTAGGTTTAACGACACCATCGACTTTTATTACATCGGTATCTTTTGCAATTGTTTTGTCAAGCAGGTAAAGTGCTTCTTTAATTTTAAAGTTGTAAAGCACATTCCAGTCAAGAACAAGATCTCTGACATACGACCAATCAATGGCCAATGGTGGCTGGTCTCCGGGCCTTCTAAAAACTATAAGCGATTGTATAGTGTAACCTGCGGACTGTGTGTAAGTAACAGTTGAAACACCGTTTGCTACAAGATTATCTCTCACAAGCCAGTCCTGAGTTTCGCCTATTGTATTAAGGAAAGGTGCCGGCATATCAGGATAACTTCTGTTTGATTCGCTTGCTCTCGGTGCGTTATTCCATACAGGAGCAACTACTGCAACCATATTTGCAGCTGCTTCAAATTCATATCCGGGGCTTGCCGGTGCAGGTGCAATTGTGTTTGTAAGATCATTTTCTCTTCCTGCCGCAAGTGCTATAAGATCAGTTGCTGATACAAGTGTCGATCCTGTGTAACATACAAAAGGTTTTGCAAGTATGGCTGTCCATCTTCCTGTTCCACCTGTTGTGGTGTCAGGGAGTCCGTTTGCTGTTGCAAAATCATCGAAATAATCTTCACCAAAAACATTAACTACTTTTGTGGTCCACACATTGCCAAAATTGTTAAGTGCGTCTGTAATTTCTTCTGCACCTTCTGCACCTGTAGGGCTTGTGATAGAATAGGTTATTCCAGCATCTTCATCGCCTACATCAATTGTAAAATCAATTTCATTTGCAGTCGGTCCAGTCCATTTTGAGGTAAGCTCAACTGCCACACCTTCGCTTGCTACAGCTGCTGTACACGGTGCGAAAATATTAGCGTTAATGGCTGCTATCCATTTGTCTCTTATTTCTGCGGGTGTATCTTCATCTGCAACAACGATCTGCGTCCTTCTTCCTTCTATCGTTGTTCTTCCTTTCCAGATTATCTGGTGTGTAGCGTTTGCATCTGCAGGGCCTGCTACACCGATTGAACCAACTGCCGGAAGTGCTCCATCAGCTTCTTCTATCGGGTATATATCAAGCGGAATTGCACCAAGTCCACCGCCCGCTGTGGGTTTAAGGATCCTTGTAGCATAAAAGCCCGGACATATACCGAAAAGATTATAAAACTCTGTCATACTTGTTACGGTATGCGGTTTATTGTAACCAACAAAACCAATTGCTTTGCTACTGCTTATAGGTGTAAGCACAGCCACTCTCTGCGGGAGATTGTTTCCTGCTGTCTGGGTGTCTGCGTAACCTAAGGCATAAGCGTTTGCCCGCTCTCTTGCTGTCGGGCTAAGTGCTGTACTCATCTATTGCCTCCTAAAAATTCTTTATAAGTTTGTACCTGCCCGATTTGGTTGTATGATGACTTTTGAGTTGAACGGGCGTTTTTAAAATTTTCTCCTCATCATACTCTATTTCAAGTCTGCTAGTAACCGCATTCGGATAGTTTGCAGTATCAGGTGTAGGTCTGTAAAACATTGTTTCAATCCATTTCTTGCTTGATACTATACCCGGTTCAAGATCCATACGGATATATTCTCCTTTCTGCATAATTTGGACTATTACACCGTTAATTCTCTGCAATATCCTGTTTGTTTTTTCATCCCCCGGTTCGGTTTCTGTGGAATAGCTTTCTCCCAGAACATCAACAAAATAAGTAGCTGAGTTTTGACTTTTCCGGGAACTGCCGTGTTCATAAAGAACTTTCTCAGGCGTGATAACTATTCCATTCATTTCGGACGGATCTAGCGGAGTGAATCTATCAACAAAAATGTTGAGTTCTCCAGCTGTGTTGTAAAAAGACTCTAAAGCTTCTTTATATTCTCCTGTGGCTTCTGCAAGTTCCTTGTCAAGCTCTGTTGTCAGTATCTCCGCAAGTTTAAGCTTTAATATTTCCTGCAAACTTGGTGCTATCATTTTAATGCTCCCAGATTATACATTACTATCAAGCCGAATGTTTGTGAAGGTCTAACATCTTCACATAAGAACTGCCAAGTTTTACCGCCAAACTCAAAAGACACTTTCCAGCCTTTCATATTGATATAATCAGCTTTAGTGTTTTCATAGAGATTAAAACCAGCTTCTTCAAGGTCTTTTATAGATACACAGATATGAGCGTTTCTACCGCTTACCGTTCCGCCTGCTTCGGGATCGAATGTTGAATGATGGAGCGTTGCAAGTCCTTCTATGCTTTCTGTTTTGCCGTTCTTGTCAGTTATCTCAACAGTTGTGTTAAAATCTGTTTTAACGATTGTTCTGGCATCATTCTGCATTTGTTCCAACAACGCTCCGTTCATTTAAATAACCCCTTTAATCCTTTTCACAATTTCATCAGTTTTCAAGTTAAGGGAGAATTTTTCAAGCTTGCCTTCTTCCATAAGTTTTTTAGCAAGCTCTCTTATTTCCTGTCGTGATTCCGGTATAGCCATTTCTTCAACCGGTTCATCAGTTTTTTCTTCAACCGGCTCTTCATCA